ACATTAATTTGCCCAATACCACTTGGGCCTACAAATGGAGCAGCAATGGCTGTGGCACCAGCACCATTGCCCAAGATTTGAACATATGGTGCTGCCATGTATCCTGTACCGGCATTGTTTACTGCAATACCCGTGACTACACCATCGACTACTGTGGCAGTTGCCGACGCACCATAACCTTGGCTGTTGTTGATGGCTAGTCGCAGCAGTGGGTGAAAACCTACCACATTAATGTAAAAGGTTCCAGACTCGTCAAAGTACTCACGGCTTTCTGTGACATCTACCCAGACAGCTTCGTAATCCTGTGCTGCCTGTACTTTGAGGGTTCCGGTGTAATGATCCAGATCATACTTGATTGTGGTCAAGCTGGCACCTGTGGTGTCAATATGGCTTGAGTAGTATTCTGTGAGATAATTGCGTGACAGTGGCTGTGGGTTCAATGCCCAGTCTGGGTAGGAACTTGGCCCGGGTTGTGGCCATGAATTCTTGCCGTTTATTGTGGGTATTGATACTGGTTGACTGGCAATAAACTGCGGTAGCACTGAATCTACAATATCGCAGTCGGCTCTAGCACCAGCATTGTCATCAGTGAATGCAGCCTGTACATAGTTGCCTTGTGTGCGTTCGATGCTGTAACTGCCGGGCTGTGCTAGTATGTTAATGGTGTCCGCTGTGTCCAGCACAACTTTGACCCGTCCCAACGTGGCACTGAGCACAGTCATGTCTTTTTCGATCAGTAATTCATCACCAGACTGATTCAGCAATCTAAAGCGGAATGTGCTGCCTGTGATGTTCACAGGTTTTTGGTCCTGGTTGATAAATTCAAACAACAAAACGTTGTCTACACCTTTGTTAACAGTTAAAGTTTTTGCGTACACTGGGTCGTACCTCGCAGTAAAGTATCCACCACTGGTGTCAATCAAAAGTACCCGAATGATTTGTTGATATAAGTAAGCAGTGGTTGAATACATAGGATCCTCGATACGTATTTATGGGTAATAACATCTTTGAAAAACTGGCGGAAAAATATCCCTTTATAACTCTTTGCATCTACGCCAGCAACGAGTATATCGGCATAGTTCAGAACCGGGACGATGCTGTCACAACCATCTACGACTTTGGCGCTGTGCTCACACAACAAGACAAGTTGGAATTCTTGGAACTGGCCAACACTTGGTGGTGGGAAAGCAATAGAAGCATACCCATCAATATATTCCTGCGTGGAGACTGGGATCGATTCCGCTTTACTCTGCGCACATTCAGCAACAAAGACCTTGAGATCTTGCATGGTCCTGTGTGCAGCCTAATAGACATTGCTCGCAAAAAAAGCAAACGCAAATCAATTACCCTGGTTCGTCGTATTGATTAAATTCATGTGCAAGGCCACCAAGGCTGCATAGCTCACAGCGTGTGACTTTTTAAACGTATACCCACGCGATTCATCCCCGTCCCATACTGACGCAAACACTTCATCCCAAGACTTTCGTTGTAGGTGTGCTTTGCCCGGTCTAATAATACTAATAAAAGCAGCCATCCTGGGTATGGAGTCAGGTTGCATTGCTGCCAACAAATCCACGTAGTTGCCTACGTGTACCAACTGACTGGCCCAGGGTCGGTCTGTCCACAGTCGTGACCATGGAGGTGCGGCTGACAACATGGTTTCGTAGTGTGCAGGGTCCTGGATCAACTGATACACACTCATGTTCAACAGGTCAATTTTGAAATAACCACGCTGTTCTGCTGACTCATAATCTATGGCAGCACAGCCGTGCTCGGGATCTTGCGGAATGTCTGTGATGTAGATGCCAGAGTTGTGACGGCGTGGCTTTCCGTCTACTACCTGCCTAGCAGGTGTGTGACGGATCAGTTCTAATATCTTACTTCGATCTGGGACGTCAATGTCAATGTCTGCACTCATACTCTACACAATGCCACAATGGTTTTTAATTGTTCTTCAGCCTCACGAACAGCACCCATGGCATCTGCCACAGCAGGATACTGTTCAGCCATGGCTCGTGCTTCTCGTTCTTCTTCCATCTTTTTATGTGCCCAGTCTAGTATTGCTTCAGCGTGTGGATTCAGCCCCACATAATACTGACCCAGATTAAGTGGTTGCCAACTGATGCCATTGTATACTTCTAAACGTTGAGTGGCAGTGTTGTATTGTAACTGCCCTACACCCATGTAACCAGCGTTGTTGACATAGTTACTGCCTGGACCACCTGTGACTGAAATATATTTTCCAGTTTGACCAATGTTTCCTATCATGTTACCATCCTGCTTGTTTCAATATTAGTTTTGCGTATTCAGCGTCTGCGGCATAGTCTGAGAACTTCTTTTGCCATATGTCTGAATCTATGTAAGGCCATATCATTGAGACTTGGTCTGCTGTGAGTTCACCTAGGAATTTTTGTCCTGACTCACAGTTGTATATCACCCAAGGACTGATGCGCCCTGTTGTCACAGCATAGCACATGGCATGAGTGCTGCCATAACGCAAACAATCATTGGGCGGTGCCGAGTGAGTCTCACTCCAGTCTATACCAAACTCCACTGCTCGTGCCAAGGCATCTGCCACTGCTTCTACTTTTAGATAGTCTAGTAGATATTCAGTGTAGATTTTGTCCGAACCCCAGTTGTCAATTTTTTTGTTGTGCTTCAGCAACCACTCTGTGAACTGCCTGGGATTGATTGCTTTTGTGGCCACACAGTATCTGCCAAATTTTACAAAGGCCCGGTAATAAGGGCTGTCTGCAAAGTCATCAAATGTTTTTAGTTTTGCCGAACCTTGTGCAATTTCATAGAACCGCAAATAGGATTGAAAGCCCAGTTCAACACCACGTTCTGATCGTTCTTGTCTGCGGCGTTTGGGCTCGCACAAATGCACCACAAGACTTTCTGCACGACGAAATGTTTTCTTGCAGTAGCCGCAAGTGAGTTCACTTAGTGTCTCGTCCATGGTCTCGGATGTATTGATCAAGTTCTTTCTTTGTGGTCATTGAGGCTAGCATGGCTATTTCATCTTCTTTGTATGTGGGAAACAACTCTGCCAACTGCTTTCTAATACTGCTTGCCCCTGCACCTGTTTCTTTCTTCTTGGGCGAAATCCAATTGTGCCTAGGTGTGCCCATGTCTGGACTCACTGTTGTGGCACACAGCCATTGCAGTTCAGGATGCTTGTTAATATTGAAGAAGTGTTTGTTCAGTCGCTCGTTGGTGGAGATCAAATAAAACTCTTGCAAGTCCTGGCTGCCTTCTACACAGCTGGCCCAACGAATCATGAGATAGTTGGAGAACTTTTTGCGTTCCTCATCTGTAAGTTCGCGATAGAAGTTTCTGTTTTTGCGATCCAATTGTCGCATCTCATTGGCAATGTTTAGTTTATCGCTCATCTACTTTGATTAGTTTGTATATCATTATAACACGTTCCAAGGCATCTTGTAAAGCAGGCGTGGTCTTGGCCAGTCGCCGAATGTCGCCCCACATTTTACTTTCCTGGAGGTGATCAAACAAGGGCCTGCCATCTGATGTTCTGCTATCGTGATCGATATGATGTCCGTTTACTGGATCATATGAATGGCCTATTAACCGTCGGGTGCTGGGCTCGGCACCCGACTCACGGGCATACACTTCATTGCCCACACGTTCATAGACGTAAGAGGCACCAGGTTTAAGAGTTCCCATACTTGTAGCCATATTGAGTGTGTGCCCAGCGTAGGAAACGTTCTAAGCCTTCTTTGTCTTCTGGATAACTTTCCAAGTAAATCTTGGCCAAGCGATTGACGATTTCAAATATTTGTGGTTCAGTGTATGCCATGTTACCAACTTTTGTTGTAGTCTACTATCTCACAGTTGCGACTGATGTCTTTCACAAAGTACACACAGTCTGGATCAGGATCATCATTCAATGGTACAGCAAGTAACTGCCCATTCTTTAGCTTGGGTGCATACCACGATACTTCATGATACACATCCAAGATTTCAATGTCCGGGAAACTGGGGCGAAAACTTGTGAGTGGATTGAACTGAAACACTCTAAATCCACGATCATTGATTGATGTAAGTGGCAGCACTTCCAAGTCACCTACTTCTGGTTCGCCTATGAGTATCTGCCAGTCCATGGGCATCTTGATGGTGTTTTCTCCAATGCGTAGCACAAGTGCAGGAGCATTGAAACTTTCCAAAAAGATCAATGGAATAAAATGATAATCAGGTTCTTGTGGATTTGAGTTGTCCAATATGGCAAATCGCATGTCATCTACTTCTTCAGGCAAATGATCTAAGTCGTAATGAATATTGTCTAAGGTTAAAATTCGCATGTGTTTAGTTTACAGGGTTTGTGTCAATAAGTCAACCGCCAATTGCGTATCTGCGGATCATAACGAAACTCAATGTCAGTAGTGGCCCCCATGATGTGTTTGCTAATATTTCCAAACCAAACATCTCTACAGTCCATTATTATCTCGCCGTATTTGGCTTGCCAAAACAACACCACATACATGCTTTGTTGAAATTTTTTGACATCATTGAAGGGAATAGTGACAGTGATGTCTGACTCGTTGTTGAGTTGATTCAAGTCAACTGTGATTGGCTGAGTTTGATAATATTTTGTCAGTTTTAGATCAGTAAACTGTGGCAACATTGTAAACAATCTATTGAGTTGATTGGCCCGGTAACGTGTGTCAGATAGACTGTACTGTTGTTGAAAATCAGTATTAATGATGTTGGCAAAGGCAGGATCAACTTCAATGTCAGGCTGGTATTCAAATGCTTCTGATCCTGATTGGTCCACAACAAATACTGGATGCATTTGATACACTTCTGCGTGAATTTTAAACTGGCCAGGTACGAACTCGCCGCCATGTCGCTGTGCATGGTTGGATAATTTTATTATATCTTCGCCGAATATTTGGGTGTTGATAGTTTCTGACACGTACACATCTGCTCGGATATCAAGGTTGAGAAAATCCCCGTGTACCAATTCAATGCGGTCGGTCATCTGTAATTTTTCAATGATTGATTTGGCATATTGATATCTTTGCAAATCTCTTTCAACTGCAATCACGTGCTTTGCTCCAGCATGTGCTGCCAGCACACTCAAAAATCCAGTGCCTGTGCCAATGTCACATACTGTTTTTCCTGGCGCCGCTGCTTCAATTGCAGTTTTGAAAAAAATATTTCGACCAGTGTCATTGAGCATGGGCACGAATATTCCGTCATCTTTAAGCCAATCCATGCTCATAATTCAATCTCCAAAGGGTATTGCATGATCACACCGCAGTCTAGTGTTTGATGGACCACTTGCCATCCTTGTGCTTTTAAGTAAACCACAACAGGTCCGCATTTGCCAATCCAGCAATCGTTGATGCAGTAAGTGTCATCCATGACTATTGTGCTATGCCGATTCAAACAACCACGCAGTGCAAGAATCTGTGCCATGTGTTCTGTTTGACAGGCCTGGTTGCTCATCACTTGTCCACGACTGTTGTATTCTTCCATTTGCCTTTGTATAGCCGGACGTATGTCATTTATGTCCCAGATATAATCAAAGTTGTCTAGATACAAACATGCAATATCTGTGGGTATGCTGCCAAACTCCCGAGCCCATGCACTACCCGAAGCCACAACAAACTCCACATCAGGCAATTGTGTTTGATATCTGTTTTTTGCTGAGTCAGAAATGTCCACGCTGATCAACTTGGTACCATGCAACTTGGCCAGTCTGTCTAGTTCATGTGTGCTGCCTTCGCCGCGTTCTGAACCAATTTCTACAAACACACCTGAAGTTGGTTTGACAAAGTTTTTTATTTCTTTAAATATGGTGCCCATTACGGTTGTCCTTGATGTATCGATCAATGTTGGCAGCAACAATTTGTTGCGTGGCTCGATCTGTGTGAAATGGAGTATCGTAGTTGGTGTTAGCATTACTGAATTCATAGGCCACTGCACCTATTGCTTCGTCATTGAATTTTATTGGCAAGATGCCGTGTTCTATTGTGCGTTTGTGCCAGTAGTCCAGTAACCACCCATCAATGATTTGTTGTAGTCCTTCATCAAACATGTATTTGATACGCAATTTCAATGCCAACACTTGTTCGGAACTTAACAAAGCATTTTGTTCTGCTCCTTGCCACACAGTAGACAACACCGGAGAGCTTTGATTTCCTACCAAGTCGCTGTGTGTGGATGGATGGTGTAAATTATGATAACAAAAATTTTTCAAACCGCGACGGTCATCAAATCCTGTTCTTATCATTTCAAATCTACCAGACCATGTTTGATTGTACACAATCACATCCACTTGTTGATTCACAGCCTCTTGTATCTGAAACGCAATAGCAATGTTGCTGAACCCGCCGTGTGCTAGGTGCAATACTTCATAGTCATATACATCTTCTAAAATTTGACTAAAGTGAGCACGATTTCCTGTGCCTGTTTTGACCAAATCTTCA